TTGATACATGTTCAATCAGGTGAGTAAAAGCACTAGCCATCAACTCTTTCTTTTTCTGCAATGTAGATTCAATTGCAAGAGCAAGAGACTCGTGTGTCACCGAAAACTTTTTCATTGATGATCCGGTTTCGAATGTTCCTCCATTGTGGAACATACAAATATGTGCCCGGCCCGCGCCCGTAAGAACTCTCAATTCTGTGAGTTGCTCGTGTACTTTACTGTGTACTTCAATGGTATGTTGCTTGAAAGGGGAACAGCCTTTCGACTTCTTTATCCCAACGATTGACCTGATAACAAAGGCGACACCAATAGCAAACATACCGACCGCGAGACCGACATCCATCCATGAACCAAAAACATCTATATTGAAAAACTCGTTATCTGGCAATGCCTGCATGTGAATCCCTTCCCCAGTCTATGTATGGTTTTACAGATCAATCGTATCGTTGATAGTGTCGTTGACAACATTACTGACAGCACCCTGCACAGCGTCACCTGCCGCAGATGCAATTTCCTGACCCAACTCATTTAGACCCGGAACACCAATATTGCCCATGAGTTTGGTGAGGAAACATGGATCCATATAAAAATCAAGAACAGAGATACCAAGTGCTTGTTTTGCTAGGTAATCAACTGCACCGATGTATGCGTTTAGATCACCATCTATGAGATTCTGAACACCAGAGACAACACCACCTATTTGACCAGCAATAGCACTAACATCACCACCGGGAAATTCTTCGAGGAAGCCAAGCACATCACCATCCATTAGATTCTGAACTGTTCCCATTGCGTCAGTGCCTGGACCAAGAACAGAATTGAAGATGGGAGAGAAATGATCTTCCAACGCTGCGCCTGGATCCTTGAGCATTTCTTTGCCTGAATTGTAAGCGGACGCAATACCGGCGAGACTTGCGATACCACCAAATTCTCCAGACGAACCTCCAACTCCAAAACCGTCACCACCATCCTTGAACATGCTCACACCACTGAGTCTATCAGTGTGGACTTGCATTCCATTGATTCCGCCTTGTAAGTCAGAAAGTGCCTGTTGAATGGTGCTATTGTTTCCGTAACCCTCAACGAAATTGAAGATAGGTCCGTCGTCGTTGGTCAATCCAGAGAAAATTGAAACAGAACCAGTAAACGATAATGGAGCGATAGTCTGACCGCCACCGCTGAGACCACTAGGAACAAACACCTCAAAGTTCAAAGCGTTTGAGATTGCATTCTGTGCATCTGAGATTGCACCCTGAACCGGATTTACAAACGCCGAACCATCTACAACCTGATTGACTAATGATCTAGCACTTTCGCTAAGTTTCATTACACCGACTTGACATCCGTCTGTTGGAAAAAGATCTCTTGTGAATTGTGGAATTGTTGGTGTTGACATGATGTACTCCTTATAGACCTACTGTTACCGTTGCTGAACCTGTCGTTTGTGGGTGTCCACAACTTCCGACACCTCCTATTTTCGAAACTCCAATACCACCAACCGTCACTGTCACAGATCCAGTAACGACAGTGGCAATGTGAACTGGTTCCGAATTGTGTGGCGTAATTGGTGAGCCAATGACTGCAACAGGCAGTGACTCTGCCGTCACCGTATTTACGATGCTGCAAATGATTGGCGCACCAACAAAATCTCCTACTCTACCTATACCTGCACTCATGATACACTCGCAAATTCAAAGTCTTCGTTTTGTAAAGCACCGAAGTTTCTGTTCTGGAAAAACTTGTAAAGAGCAGAACTTCTCTTGATACGATAGTCGAAGTTTGCGTAATCAAAAAAGTCTGCTGTTGTCACTGTGACTACATCAATCATGTCCTCGAAAGAGTCCAAGTTGCTAAAGTTGCCCGATGAGTTGGATCCCATTGCCGCCATCTGAATACCACCACCTCTATCATCCACAGCGTTTACTGCGATACCAAATGCACCGTTTCCAAATATAATGTTTGATTCCATGTATGGTGTGAGTGCCAATCCAGCAGCACCGCCAGCGGTGGCATCAATACCATCTCCACCATTATTTACAATCGTGCAATCTGATATGTTGGTGGATGCTTTTGCACTTGTACTATTATACCGCACACCGTCACCGTGACAGTTTGTAATCACACAATTTCTGATGTCTGTGGTGTGTGTTGTTACTTCCAGACCAACACCATCACCCGAACCAGATCCAAGTCCACCACCAATAAATCTACAATCATAAATTCTAGAGTTTGCTCTTACGTCCACCACTCTATCAAATTGTTGTGTGGTTGCCTCGAAAACACAATTGTAAAACGAAGTCGAGGATATAATCATAACCTCTGAGGCGTTGTTTGCTGGTGCCGCTTTGAAACTACATCCATACCACGCTTGTTGATCTGTATCGGTAGTCGCTTCCTCGACAATCGAACCCTGTGAATATGATGCGTTTGTGTTTTCAAATGACAAACACTTGTAGTATGTGAACTCTTCACCTTGAACCATACCTTGATTGAGGTTGGTGCTACAGACAAACTTTGGGTAGTCTGTTAGATCTAGTCTCAACCCACCCTCCAACCACTTAGGTCGAAGAATGTTGCCACTCGCGTCAGCACCTACCCACTGGTTTGGTTGCTCATCTGTGGGTGTTGATCCAGAAAAGATAAGTTGTGTGGTGACATTGTAAGTGCCCGTGAGAAATATGAATCTCTTGTTTGCTCGGTCAAGTCCCTCGATGTTCGTTGACCAATCACCACTGTTGATCGCCGGTAAAGCGTTTGCGATAGAACTCCCAGAGTTATCGCCTGCACCAGCAGGTGAAATGAATACGTCAGTTAGTGCCATATCAAGTTCCCTCGAAAGTCATGAACGCTTGGATCCCAGTGATACCACCGGAGATAGAGGTAATATCGAGATAGACAAAACTACTTCCGGTGATTGCGGAACTTGAGATCGTAGAGGAGGTAAATCCAAAGTCATTACCAGTCTGTCCCAACTCGATTGTTGCTAGGGTTCGGGCGCCCGTGGTCGCAGCACCGAAAGGATCTGTCCCTGCTTGGACAAACGATGCTGTTACGCCACCAGTAATTGAAGTCCTAACTCCGACCTCTTTGACCGTTGCGTTGAATGGAATGAACTTCAGTGCATCTAGTTTTTCATCCGCTGCGATCCCAGATGAGGACTGGATGGTAAAGTGAGCAACCTCTTTGCCTGATATTAGATGTGATCCATCAGCGAATGTTACGCCTGCGTTAGTTGAAATACCAGACACATGAATTGTTTGTTGTGAGTCAATGCCGAGATAACCCACATTTGCAATGGTCTCCATTGTGAGTCCACCGCCTGTCGTGCCTCCAGAGATTTGAATGTTTCCAGTTGCACCCCCGATGGTTTGAACAGCAGTTACCAAGTTGGGGATGACATAAACATAAACCACATCATTCACAGAGGGTGATGTGTCCACTTCAATACCAGACGACGCAGTAATCGTAAGAACACTACTACTAAACCCTGCAAGTCCTGTCTCACCTGCATCAATTGCCGCAATCAACAACTCCGTACCATCTTCTTTTAGTATCTGAACAAATCCACCATTTGAGGCGAACAAGGTCATGATGGAAGATATATCGTTTCCGTTGGCATCCGTATCATGAATTGCCAGAATATCAACTGCGGATCCAGAGATATTGGATGCCATCTTGATACCACCAGCACTGGGCGACTCTGCGGCACCTGTATGAGTAACGGTATATTTGAGTCCTGCACGGAACGCTGTTGACTGGTGTGTTCCATCTGGGAAAGTGATTCCAGATGTTTGCATGGAGATACCACCACTTACAGCGACACTGCCTGCAAACTCTTGATTGGAACTAAAGAGGTTAGTTGCATTGATAGCAGCGATGTTTGTAACGGCACCAGTTGCTCCGTTGACACTCGCAACGCCTTCGACGGTCCCAGTATTCCCATTGAAGGAGGATACCGCCTCAACAGTTCCGGCGACACCATTCACAGTCGTTGAGGATATTGTGACTGCTCCGGTGCTTCCATTTACTGAATTGACGCCTTCGACTGTGCCTGTTGCTCCATTGAAAGTAGACACGACTTGAACATCACCACTCACGCCATTGACTGTGTTGACGCCGACCAGATCGACTAAAGTCACCGCACCAGTCGCCCCGTTTACTGAGTTGACGCCGACGATTGATCCAGTAGCACCATTGAATGTATTGACGCCTTCAATTGTGCCTGTTGCTCCATTGAACGTATTGACCACCTCAATGTTGAACATGGTAGCACCAGTAACATTCGAACCCGTGATTCCGTTGATGGTGAATGTGATATCACCTGTTCCCCCATTGAAAGTGTTTACAATGTTAGGGGAAGTAACACCTCCACTTAGTCCTGCCCTTTTGAATGGATTAGATATCGGTGGATACAAGTCAGCAGGAAATTTTACGCCTGCGGATGCTGAAGTCTTCCCCACCGCACGAATAACACCCTCTGCTGTCGGCCCGGTTACAGTGGTAAACACCATGTTGTTTTGACCCACGACATATTTCGTGGTTGGTTTGGCGTTCGGATCGACACCAGCAGGGAGTGGATTATTCTGAGTCAGATAGTCAATAATTTCTTCGCGGTTCTCGGTCACAAGAGACTTGAAAGAATCAGTGATGATACTCGTGTTTCCAACTAAAGATATACCACCAGAGGGATTCAGAATAATTCGAACCCCCTGTAGTTGTGCTTCAGAAATAATTTCTTGTGGTGTCATCCTTTATCCTCAATACACCACTGGATATGGTGGATTTAGATTGATCATGGGACCAATCATCTCCAGTCGAGATTGTCCCAGTGATGATTGGACTGCGAACTTACCACCTACGTTGAACTGACAATCTCCCTGAACCTTGAACTGTTGATTGCCATCAGTTCTAAACAAGCAGTCACCCTTTGTATAAATTTCACTGTTACCATCGACGGTAATGTAGCAAGTGCCTCGAACGTGAACTTGCTTATTGTTGGCAACGACTTCATATCCATCACCCAGAATTTTCTGAACACGACTACCATCAGGATGATATTCATCAAACGACCCAGACCTATGGAGGATGTTGATTCTTTCCGCGCCGGGTGTGTCATCCATTTCTAAGATGTGACCAGACTCAGTTTGGGTAATATGATTGAATGGGTATGATGCAGCGTACGGGGGATCGGGTTCAGGCAACTTTGGTTCGCCGAACAAGTGTGAAGCAGGCAACATCTCATCGATGTTTGACTCCTTGAACTCGACTGATGTCCCCTCTTTGTTTCCATATGCAAGTCTGGGTGTATCGGGGAATCCCACTCTTGTTGGATACGTTCCATTTGGATCATTGAACCCCATGCCCGGGTTCGCGGCCGCGAGGGGAACGCCACCAATAGTTCCCATGAAAATAGGTTGTTGTGCTTTATCACCATCTTGGAAAAAACCGACAACCCAAGTCCCTTCCACTGGACCGACCGGAGCAGTACCAACCTCAGAACTTGCCGCACTTGTGATTGGTTGCATTGGAGTCGCCCAAGGAAGATCCTCGGTAGGCAACTCGCTCTTGTCCTCTGTGTGATATCCAATGCAACGAACCTTGCAGCGACCGAGAGTATCTGGATCATCTCTGCTTTCAACAACACCAATAAACCAAACAAAGTTTGGTGTCTCTACGGTATTTCTTTCACTCATGTCAACAATACTCCTTGAACAGCATCACCTACTGTACCCGATCTTCCCAAGAACTTACCCTCACTTGGATACTCAAGAGGCAAACCTGATCTAGACAATTCTAAGGTATTAGTATACTCATTTGAATCAATGTCATGTCTGATTGCAGTAATCGTATACACTCCACTTGATCTCTGATCAAACCAGATTGGTTCACTATTATCTATGGGGTCTGCCCTCGGGATAAGAATTTCAACATGGTCACCAAGTTCAAGTAAAGAGTTGCCTGGAATCATGATCTTCACTTGCTGCGATCTCAACTGATTGACTAGAACGACTCTAGACCCTCTGTACTTGTCTGGTTCAGATTGATACCGTTCTGTATCCGACTCTGTATTCGATTTTGCAGTTTTAGGTTCGACTATAATTCTGTTCTTACCCTCTAGGTATTTCGAATTGGTCGGGACCACTGGGTGTTTTGCCTCTCTGTCATAGTCATTGAAGTCTGGATAATAACTGTTCGTTGATGCCGATACGTTCTTACCCCAGATGTCATAGGAATACACTTGAGTTGCAAATTGACCAGACTCCATAGACTTTACATGATCAGACTGTGTGACTGGAGTATAGTCTCTAAGATTTGTGAATCCCTCTAGAAAAGATTGGTTCCTATTTGGCGATTCCACATCTCTTTGTGCTGTTGGTTTTAGTGTGTATGTCGCTTTTGTCTCTTTAGTTTTTCTATTGACAATCGACGAAATACTCTTGAAGTTGTATCCATTACGATCCTCATAGAAAATAAAATCCGACTGACCCTTATCGTTTAGGGCAAGAGGCACGATAGATTTGATCGCAGTAATTGGCCTCATATTGGGAAAAACAAACTTGGGTATGTCATTAGAACTCTTCTCTGAGTTGAGACTTCCATCGAGATACTCGGAGCAAATAGTCTCGATAATACTTTCTGGACTTCCAGACAAAGCCCTTGCAACTCTAGTTTGAAGGTTCTTCCTAGCACCAGATGTGTTTAGATCTAGTCTGTACCCCTCTGCCCTCTCACCAATTGACCGGACTCTTTCATCTATCTTAGATGTCTCCAAAGAGAAATCAATATAGTTACCTCCAACACCGGGAGTTCTGAATGATGAGAGAATAGTCTCATGTGCGTTTACAGGCATTCTATTGATGATCCCCTGACCATCCTTGATGTAAATAAATCCGTGCATGGTGGGGGATAGAATATCCTCAAAGATTGACAGTCGCATAAACTGACCGCCTTCTTTGAGATCGATATCTCCACCAGAATCAGCAAACATCCTCAACTCAGCGATTTCATAATCGCCAAGTTTAGTCATTTGATCCATGCTTTTCAGGGAATCAAACTCAGTCATCAATCATCTCCGCTGATAAGTCTTTCGAATTCAACAATCACTTGCTGGACCACTGCGGGATCTAAGATTTTGATAAACCTACGTTGGTTCTGTGCCAAATCAAACTCATGTTGTCTATTGGTAACTGTGTAAGTTGAGTTGTTGTCTGTAACATAGTTTTCCAATAGGGAAGCAGTATACCCCGGAGCGACTGAGGCATAATCTGGTGAGTCTGAGTATGTGACGCCTACTGTGAATTGTCTTCCGTTGGAGTCTGGTGGTGTGCCATATGGGTCTAAAAATGCACCGGACGAACCATTGTAATTTATAGTTGGTGAGAAAAAGTGGTGGAGAGCGTTCCCACTATCTCGATAGACTCTTTTGATTGTTGCTCTCTGATCAGAAGTTCCACCATCAAGAAAGGCATTGGTGCTGATTACCTGACCAACCATGTCATCAAAATTCTTGACCTGTGTGATTCCGATCTTAGACCTATCGGTATCTCCAATAAATTCTTTGATTCGCAATTGTTGTAAGGATGGGTCGTAATCAATAACCTGACCTCTGATTTCCATCTGATATGGATCTACAACATCAGCAAAGTCATATCCATAAATGGTATCACCTCGCTCAAACCATGTGTCTGTCAACTGGTCTTCCGAGGTCGCCGTTGTCAAGCCAGGATATAGAACTAAAGTGGTTCCCTCATACTTCTTATCAATATATTCATCCAACGAAGTTGCATCGTAACCCAGATCAGTGAGGGGATCGATGATGTTATTATACAAAGCAAGAACCCAAGCAAAATCAGGGCGACCATAGACTTCATCTGCGATGGTATCTAATCGATCACCATCTTGAACTCTGTATTCGGTAAACAGATCTCGACCAACCCGTATCTCCTCTTTGAACGCCACTCTACGGAGGATGTCCTTAGCACGGAAAAGAGTCTTGCCGTCAAACGTGTAGTTTATGTCTGGGAAGTGCTTGAAATATTCCATCAGAAGCCTGCCTTGATATGGTTCCTACTGAGTGCTTCTGCCTCTTGGAAACTTAGTGATAAGGTTAGTTGGGTTGGTGTTCCATCTTCGAACGATGTCATGTACTCATTGGGAGTATAGTTTGTTTGCACACCAGTAAGATACGCTCGGGGGAACTTAGGCAGATTTGTATTTTCTCTGGAGATACCATTTCTAACAACGAAAGGGTGAATTTCAAACTCAGATGGGAATGAGTAGAATGCCCTGTTAGGTGATACTTCTGGATATGCGTGGAACCTAAACATACGAACAATTTGTAATGCTGCCTCTGCTTCTGTCCGAGATCTGGGAGAGAAGTTGAAAGACATGTCATACGTTCTGATCTGCACTCCCTCGAACGTCATTTCTTTTCTTGGGTTGGACACCGCACCGATGATTGAGTTGAACGCTTGTTCTGCATTCAAGTCAGCACCTACAAATTTAGAAACAGTATCCACTGCGCCCAGTCCCGCTGCCATTGCTTTGGGAAAAAAGGTCGCGAGCATATTGCCCTCCAGAATTCCTTTGACCGCACCGAAGTTATTTTCCGTATACGACAAGTTATCGCTGAGTTGAATGCCTGTATTCATTCCAAGGACTATCACATCTTTAGTATCTGTTTTGGCCTTTGCGAGTCGAGTATCTGCAATAGTCTTATTGAATCCATCCAACCCAGTCTCGCCTAAGTTTGCATCTACAATACTCTGACCTGCATCCGCAAGTGCTTGTGATTGCTCTTGTGCATTTCCAGTAATGAGTTCACCAGCAGACGCAACAGCACCACTTACTGCTTCGGTAAGTCTGTCGTATTGAGTTTGTAGATTCAAACTCTGACGCTGGAAGATCTTGAACATCAGAAAGTTGGAATACTCCGTGCTTCCCTCTAGATCCTCTGGATACTTGAGGAACTGACCCTTTCCATCAAAAGAACCGAGAACTCCACTGTTGCCATACGACTGTGATGCTTTCTCAAGAAGAGATCCTGTAGCCTTAGCATTGAATCCATCCAACTGAGTAGATGCACCAACACCATCCGCACCGGCGTCAACGCCCGGATTACTACCAAATGCCCCCGGAGATGGGATAAAAGTTTCTTCTGCCATGCGAATCATCCTTTCTGGTGATACATAAGTATGTATGGCATACAAGGGAAAATATAATCCAACAAATCCTCAAAAGTATGTAGGGGATGTGTCCAAAATCGTGTACCGAAGTCTTTGGGAAAGACGGTGCATGAAGATGTTTGATTCAAATAAGAACATCATGAAATGGGCATCAGAGGAGGTCGCTATTCCATATCGCTCTCCTAAAGATAATCGAATACACAAGTATTATCCCGACTTCATAATCGAACAAAAAAATAAAAAAGGCAAGGTTGAGACTGTCATGATTGAGGTCAAGCCAAAGAAGCAAACCGCTCCACCGGCCTTACCCAAGTCAGGCAAGAGGAACAAGAGATTCATTGTCGAGGCATTTCAATATGCTGTGAATAAAGCAAAGTGGGAGTCCGCAGTAGACTTCTGTGAACTACGGGGTTGGAGATTCGTTATTCTCACAGAGGACGAAATTCTATGAGCAAAGATATCGACAATCCGGTTGCTTTACTTTCTGATTACATTAGAGGGATCAAGGGTGAGTCTAAAGATCTACTAGATCCAATCCAACAAATCCACAGTACCGGCAGAGACATTCCTCGTTCAACAAGACTTAGTGAGGGTCACCTCTATTTATTCACATACAATCCGGTGACAAAAAGAAAACTGCCTTACTACGATACTCTTCCCCTAGTCTTGATGTTGGAAAGAAAGAAAGATGGTTTCTTTGGAGTGAACCTCCACTACTTAGATCCCAGACTAAGATCAGCAATGCTAAACAGACTGATTGATTCGAGATTACAAAAAACTGAAGACTTTGCCAGAATTAGAGTTGATTATGAGTACCTAAAAGATAAACCACAGTATGTCCCATTGGTTCCCTGCTATAAATACTATCGGTTCAATCGTATTTCTTCGAAAGTGGTTGAGATTGAATTTGAGGACTGGTCAACCATAGCAGCGATGCCTATTGAGATTTTCAGAAAGACATCTAAGCGAAGAGTGTTTGCTGATAGTCGAAGAATAATTCGAGAAGAAAAGAAACGTAGAGGGAAGAACTAATGCCGTTGAATCCAAACGTAGCAGATATGGTGAGTCGAATCACTCGGTTCGGCACTGCCCCGACAAACAGATATGCTATCGATTTTAGCAACACACCTTCGGGGAATAGGATTATTCAATCCACTTACCTTACCAAAAGATTGAGTGCATCCCTAGAAACAATCTCGGTTCCCGGTGTGGGCATTGCGTCCAATCCACAGAGGTTTAGTTCGGGCCCTGAGAGAGAAATGCCTTACGGTAGAACATACGAACAATCAATTGACATGACTTTCCTAGTCGGTGCTGATTATTTCGAAAGACAGTTCTTCACCGACTGGATGACAAAGATTCAAAACCATGGCACAAATACGTTTGGATACTACAAGGATTATGTCTGTGATATGACAATCTCTTTGTTTGATCGAAAAGATAGAGTCAGATATTCGTGCAAACTGTACGAGTCTTGGCCAAAGAGTGTTCAGTCATTCGAGGTGGGTGCCGAAACAGAGGGACTCGTCAAGCAAACGGTTACTATGGCATACAGATGGTGGGAGCAAGTCGAACCGTTTAGTGGTAGACCAATCAACCCGCAAACACAAGGATCCGCAGGTGGACCTAACACCCGTCTTGGTTTAGATCTACCAGCAGTCGCCAAGAAAACAGGCGCACCAGAATCTATCGCTCTAGGAGGTAGAGTTGTAGAAGGTAATAGAATTACTGAGTGAAATGAATAGGAGTTATTGAATGAGTCTACCAACATTATCAACACCAAAGTATCAACTGACACTTCCGTCAACACAACAGACGGTAACATATAGACCCTTTACCGTTCGTGAGGAAAAGAACCTCCTGATTGCGATGCAATCGAACAACAAAAATGACCACATCGGCACAGTGGTGAATGTGATCTCAACGTGTCTCGATGAGGATATTTCCGTAGAGGACTTGACCATGAATGATATTGAATATCTTATGGTCAAACTTAGAACCACATCAGTCGGTGAATCTGTCACGATGAAGGCAACATGTGAAGAGTGCGAAGCGTCTCAGGCAGTCGAAATTGACCTAACAGATTTTTATGTGAAGGGTGATTCGAAAGATGGAGATCGCATCCCCCTAGCAGATGGCATCGGACTTATCATGCAACTTCCCAGACTTAGAACCACTAGGAAGTTCGCCTCCATGAATACAGACAAGATGAAAATTGATGATCAGTTCTCAGTAATCGAAACGGCAATCGCAGGCGTGTATGATGACAAACAGACATACAGACTTCGAGATCAGGATCCAGAAGAGAACAAAAGATTTATTGAGTCGATGACAACAGATCACTTGCAGACAATCACAGAATGGATTGCTGAAGCACCGAGAATGTGCAAAGACGTTGTGTGGACATGTAATGAGTGTGGTCATGAAAATCGCATTACCGTGGAGGGACTCAGCGATTTTTTTACCTGATGATGCAGCATGATAGTCTGGAGTCGTACTTCCAGAATAACTTTATCATGCTACAACATCATAAATGGAGTTGGTCGGATCTTGAATCAATGCTGCCTTGGGAAAGACACGCATACATAATGCTGCTGAAACAACACCTAAAGGAAGAAGAGCAAAGGCTCAAGGAAATAAACCATGGCGGAAGATAACACAAACAAGTTCAGTGAATCCGTAGACAAGTTCTCGTCTGTCGTCGAAGGTATGGGTGGTGGCAAAGGCGGTGGTAAAGGTCGCGATCTATCCAAAGTCAAGAGAGATGAAAAGGGTCGCATCAAGAAGACAGAAGAAGAGGCGGAAGCGAAAAAGGAACGCAAGAGTCTTGTATCCGCAATCCTTGGACTTGAAGGTAGCATCTCCGCTCTGAAAAAAGGCACGACCAAGGGCGCGAAAAAAGTAAAGATGGGTCTTGGTGGGATTCTTGGTGGACTCCTCGGTGGTGGCGTTCTCGCTGCACTCGGTGGGTTCTTTGGTCCTGAAGGTAGACTTCCTTTATTCGCAGCAAAGATCCTTTCGCTGTCTGATCGTGTAATGGAGATTGCAAAGAAGATCGAACCATTCCTCGGAAAAGGCGGAAAGATCGCGAAGATTGGACTGAAGTTCCTCGGTCCCCTAATGCTTCTGATCGACGGAATCACCGGAGCGATCAAGGGATTCTTAGGATCGGATGAGGGTAACATTGG